GCCTGTTTCTGCCGCGCGTGCGCCAGGCGCACGAAACGATGCTGCAGAACATGAACAAGCGGCCCCTCGAGGAGCCGTGGACCCTGTACACGTCGACGGCCGGGCAGCCAGGGCAGAAGTCCATCGAGGAAGATGTCTACCGCGAGGCCGAGAAGGTCTCCGAGGGTAAGAAGAAGTCCCCCCGCCTGTTCTTCTTCCGCCGGTGGGCGGGCGAAGAGCACAACGACCTGACCACCAAAGAGAAGCGGATCGCGGCTGTCGCCGACGCCACTGGACCGGTCGGCGAATGGGGACCTGGCCAGTTCGCCGACGTCGCCGACGACTATGACCGTGAAGGCGCCGACCGAGCGTACTGGGAACGGGTGTGGCTGAACCGTTGGCGCAAGTCCGGATCGCAGTGCTTCGACATGGTCAAGGTCCGGCGGTTGCTGGCCCCCGGCCAGCTGATAGCCCCCGGCGCGTTCGTTGTGATCGGATTCGACGGCGCCCGCTTCCGGGATGCCACCGCGATGGTCATCACCGAGATTTACACCGGCCGCCAGCAGATCGCCGGGCTTTGGGAACGCCCCGTCGGACTGCTCGGCCCAGACGGACAACCCGCACCCTGGGAAGTCCCAGAGGCCGACGTCACAGCGGCGCTCGAGGAAACCATGGACACCTTCGACGTGTGGCGCGGATATTTCGACCCGCCGCACTGGACCGAGAGCATCGCGAACTACGCCACCCGGTGGCCGGACCAGATCGTTGAGTGGTGGACGAACCAGCCCCGCAAGATGGCGTTCGCCGTCCGCGCCTACGGCGAGGCGTTCGACTCGGCGAGCATCAAGATCTGCGGCACCGAGACCGTCGGCGACGTCGAAGGCACAGCAGACGCCATGGTCAGACACCTCAGCAATGCCGGCCGCCACGACCTGAACTTCCCCGACGACGAAGGCAAACCGCTCTACGTAATGCAGAAGATGGACGGCCGCGCCGAGGACAAGTTCGACGCCGGGATGGCTGGCTGTCTGTCCTGGAACGCTGCCCTGGATGCGCGGCGCGCCAACGCAAAGCCGACACCGAAGACGTACGCACCGAGTCGCATCAGATGAAAGGGGGTTCTCTTGGCCGAGCCGACAACCCCCGATGCGTGGCTCCCGGTCCTCACGCGCCGCGCGGACCTGGACTGGAACCGTATCGAGCTGCTGCGCCGCTATACCGACGGCAATGCTCCGATGCCGGAGATGAGCGAGAACACCAGGGAAGCTTGGGTCAAATTCCAGAGGACAGCCCGCACTAACTGGGGGCTGCTGATCGTCGAGGCTGTCGTCAACCGGCTCATCCCGATCGGCATCACGGTCGACGGTTCGCACGACTCTGACTTGGCGAAGCAGGCTCAGCAGGCGTGGCTGCGCAATCGGATGCAGAGCGTGTTCCGTGACTGGGTTCGGTTCGGCCTCACCTACCGCGAGTCCTACCTGACGGTCTGGACAGACGAGGACAAGAAGGCGCTGATCGCCGCCGACTCGATGGAATCGATGCGCGTGTCGGTGAATCCATTGCAGCCGTGGAAGGTCCGTGCGGCGGTCCGCTGGTGGCGCGATCTGGACGCTGGGCAAGACGAAGCCATGGTGTGGATGAACCGTGGACGTCAGAAGTTCGCCCGCGACATCAGCGAAAACACGACACGCGACACCGGGTTGCCGGTGCGCCTCAGCGAAGGCCAGTGGACGCCAAACGGCGAGGCGGAAGAGACGTCAGGTCTGCCGCCGGTGATCATCTACAACAATCCTGGCCACGCCGGCGAGTTCGAGCTACACATCGATCTGATCGACCGCATAAACCGCGGAATCCTTGAACGGTTGACCACGTCGGCGATGCAGGCGATGCGGCAGCGGTGGTTGAAGAAGGAAAAGGGCGTTGAGCTGCCCCAGAAAGACGCCAAGGGCAACGACATCGACTACGCGAAGCTGTTCGAGCCTGGCCCCGGGATCATCTGGGACTTGCCCCCCGGTGTGGACCTCGGGGAGTCGGGGACTACCGATATCACTGGCATGTTGGCGGGTTCCAAGGACGATGTCAGCCAACTCTCCGCTATGACGCGCACACCGTTCCCGGCGTTGATGCCCGACAACGTCAATCAGAGCGCCGTCGGCGCGGACGCCGCCAAGGACGGGCATATCTTCAAGTGTGGTGAGCGTCTCGACGAGGCCGAAGTCGGCGTCGAGGCCGCCATGGCGCTTGCGCTGGAGACCGAGGGTGTGGATCTCAGCGGCAAGAAGGTCGATGTGCTGTTCAAGCCGGTCGACCGGGTCACCCTGGCCGAGATGTACACCGCCGCGCGGGATGCTAACCAGGCGGGGGAGTCGTGGGAGTCGATCGCCCGCAACATCCTCGGCTACAGTCCCGAGCAGATCGCCCAGGACGCTCTCGACCGCGCCCAGCAGCAGCTGCTCAACGCGAACTTCGCCCCCCAACAGCCACCGTCGGCACCGCCACGCCGCGACGGCCAGCAGCCGGGCCGGGCGGCGTAGCGGTGAATGTCTAGCCCAGTCATCACAAGCCCTTTCCCACAGGGCCAGGCCGCGCACTACGACACCGCAGTCACCGACATCCGCGAACGACTCCACAACTACCTGTCTGGGATCTGGGTACAAGCCGGAATCCTGTTAGCGTCCAACAACTTTAGCGACGTAGTCGGAACGATCGCCAACACTGTCACCGCAGCGCAACTCGCCGCGGCGAACCTGACGTCCGCCTATCTGGCGCAGTCGACACGATCGCGCGCCGTGCTGGTAAACGCCGCCGACATCACCATCCGCGAGAACAACATCACCAAGGACCTGATCTACCAGCGACCGTTCCGGCAGGCCGCGATCGAACTCGCCAGCGGAAAATCCGAGCAGCAAGCCAGCAAGATCGGGCTGAAACGCCTCCAGTCGATCGCGGCCACCGACATCCAGATGGGCATCGTCCGCCAGTCCAGGGCATCGCTGCAAGCCGCCGCCCGCCAGTACTACCGGCGGATCCCCACCGGGCGGGAAACGTGCGCTATGTGCCTGATCGCGGCCACACAGCGCTACAAGGTCAAGAACCTGCTACCGATCCACGGCGGCTGTGACTGCATCGTAGGCGAGCTCCCCAAGGGTATGGATCTCGATCACGTCATCGACCTGCAGATGCTCGAGGACACTCATCAGCAGGTCAAGGAATTCGCGAAGATCTCCGACCGCGGCGGCCGGATGCCCGACTACCGCGAGCTCCTGGTCAGCCACGAGCACGGTGAGATCGGGCCGGTCATCGCGTGGCGCGGCCAGAACTTCACCGGCCCCCGCGATCTGGCGCCGAAAGGCTCGAAACGCAAGGACATTCCTGCGCCGCCAGACCGGAGTCGTCCACCCGAAGACCCGCTGCCAAACCTCAAGGCCAAGAAGGCGTTTCGAGTCAACCGCGACGGTGACCTCAAAGCGGTCAACCCGTTCTTCGCGACGGGCAAAACCTACCAGTTCAACTGCACGCACTGCGTCACAGCGCACGAGCTGCGCCGCCGCGGCTACGACGTCGAAGCCACACCGCTACCGCAGGAGATGGTCGCGCGCGGCGGCCGGGCGACAAACGCCGAGATTCTGAGCCGGTGGGAAGACACCATAGGCACCAACCGGAGTTTGTCCGTGGCCAGCGGTAAGAAGGCCCTCGAGGACACCGTCCGAGACTGGGGTGACGGCGCCCGGGGCTGGGTCACCGTCCACTGGCGCGGCGGTGGCGGGCATATCTTCCTGGTGGAGAACAACAGCGGTAAGATTGAGTACTCGGATCCGCAGGACCCCGCGGTCGACGCTGTTGAGCACATCAGGCGCCGCAAACGGGGATTCGGGACCCTTCAGTTGGTCCGAGTGGACGACCTGACGCCGACCGAAGACATCCTCCGCGCCGGCGACCCGTTGGTGAAGGAGGTGGGTACATGATCACATTCGAGCAGGCACGCGAAGCCGTCACGCACAGCGACGATGTCCGCGCGCTGTACCCACGCGACGATTTCCAGGTCGCCGACTACGGCTGGCAGGACCAGGACGACTTCATGGTCGTCGCCGGTACCGGTGCCGACGTCGACGGAACCGATGACGACTTCGACTCGGTGACGATGGACGCCCCCGTGCTCCTGGTCTCCAAGAACAACGGCAACGTGCGCATGCTGACCGGCACCATGGGCCAGTATCCGACCGATGCCATGACGGCCATCGGGGACGCCCCCGAAGCCGCCGGCGACGACTAAGCCGCCAATTTAGACGCCCCAGGGCTTTCCTGGGTCTGACCCCCAGCAGATTCACCGGCTGGGGGTTTTTCATGCCCGCAACGGGCGCCAACCCAGCGAAACGCTAGGAGAACTCCCTTGTCCGAGACAACCACCCCCCCGGCACCAGTCACTCCCAACAACATGCCCGGCGCGGCCCCCGAAACACCGCCAGCAGTACCGGCGGCGGAGCCGAGCAAGACTCCGGAGAAGCCGACAACCCCGGAGGCGCCCGCCGCTACCGGGACGCTGACACCCGACGAACGCACCGAGCTCGAGCAGCTCCGCACTCGCAACAGTCAAGCATCCAAATGGGAGAACCGGTCCAAGGCCAACGCGAAGAAACTCCGCGACCTGGCCGAGGCCGCCGGACTCGATGTGTCCGAGCTGAACCTGTCGGAATTCGACCCGAAAGTCGAATTCGACAAGCTCCGCAACGATTTCGAGTCATCCGAACGCGAGCGGACCCGTTCCGAGGTTGCCCGCACGGAGGGCGTCGACCTCGAGGACGTTCATGGAAACACCGAGGAGGAGATGCGCGCGTCCGCGCAGCGCATCAAGGCCCGGATCGAAGCGGCGATCACCAAAGCCCTTGAGGCCGCGGATAAGACACCGCCCAGCGCCGCGCCGGCGTCGACCGTCACGAGCGACGGGAAGATCACCGGACCGGTGCAGATCACGTCTCAGGACGAACTGAAGAAAATGACCACCCAGCAGATTCTGCAGGCCGAGAAAGATGGCCGCCTGGATCAGCTGCTGGGCAAGCGAACTACATAGCCTGAAGGAGAAAAGTCAATGGCTATCACCCATTTCATCCCAGCACTCTGGGAAGCCAAGATGCTGGAGCGTTGGGAGAACGAGAAGGTGTTCGCCCAGCTCCTGGATCGCCACTACGAAGGCATCGCCACCAAGGGCAACACCGTCCACATCAGCGGTGTGGTGAAGCCGGCGATCAAGGACTACAAGGCCGCAGGGCGAACCACCTCTGCGGACGCCATCACGGATACCGGCGTTGATCTGCTGATCGACCAGGAGAAGAACTTCGACTTCTACGTCGACGACATCGACGCTGTGCAGGCCGCTGGCTCGCTGGCGGATTACACCGACGCAGCCGGTGACGCCCTGGTCGAGGACGCGGATCAGTTCATCGCGAACATGCTTTTCGTGAACGGCACCCTCATGCCGTACACGGCGCCGACCACCGGGGACGACGCGTTCAACGTGTTCCGTCTCGCCAACAAGATGCTGACCAAGAACAAGGTGCCCCGCACGGGGCGGGTGGCGGCGATCAACCCCGAATTCGCCGCGCTGCTGTTGGGTGCTGACTCGAAGCTCACCGCGGTCGACACCAGCGGCGACAACGACGGTCTGCGCAACGGCACCATCGGCCAGCTGCTGCGGTTCCGTGTCGTCGAGTCGAACAACACTCCCAACGACGACCACCCGCAGGCGGCGTTCTTCCACCCGCAGGCGGCGGCCTACGTGTCGCAGATCGATAAGGTCGAGGCCCTGCGCGCGGACAACCGCATCGCCGACCGCATGCGCGGTCTGCACGTCTACGGCGGCAAGGTCGTCCGTAAGGAAGGCGTGCTGATCTGGAACCAGGGCGGCAGCTAACCTATGGATCCCCTGGCCAGCCTCGACGACGTCGCCCACTCGCTGGGCCTCGCAGACGAGGCTGCGCTGGGGGCTGCCAGGGTGTTCCGCTCCAATCCGATTTTGGCGAAGATCAGCCGCCAGTTCCGGTACGAAGCGGGCCGCGAATTCACGCCAGGCCGAACCAAGGTCAAGCTCCTCACGGTCGCCGGGCGCATCCCGCTCCCGGACGGCCTCGGAGAGAGCGGGGAAGTCCACACGGTCACCGGTGTCGACGTCGAAAACATCACGCACGTGGTCGACGACGACGAACTGATCATCAGCCGAAACGGCTGCAGGGTCGGCACCGGACTTTTGGTGAAGATCGACTACACTCACAACGCCTCTGTGCCGCAAGAGGTTTCGGAGACGGTGGGGGCGATCGTCGCCCGCTATTTGACGGTGGATCCGACGTCGGCTGTGGCGCAGTCGACGTTCCTCGCGTCCGAGTTCTACCAGCAGCGGTTCGCCGACTGGGTGTCTCGCTCCGTTGGATTGACCGAGGACGACTGCGAAGAGGCCCGCTCATACCGAGTTCGGCCGGTGACGGTCATCGTGCATCGATCTCACGCGCATGGGACGCGTTGGTGACCACTGCCCAGTTCCCGAGCAATATCGCGGTGGATTGGCAGACCTGGTCGCCTGGTCCGCGGGACGAGGAGAACGAGATCACCGACGTGTGGGCACCTGCGTTGTCCCGCATGGTGATTTCGTGGTCCAGCGCCAGCACCATCACCCGCGACGCAGGCCACGTTGCATTGGACGTCGACCGTGTTCATCTGATGATTCCGGCCGAGGATTTCGACTGGGGTGCCCGCGACAAGGTCACTCTGCCCGGCCGCGGCGCCTACCTGGTGGTAGGTGTCGAGGACGGTGAAGGGTTCCACGGGTGGCGGCCCGGGCTGGCTCTCAGGCTGGAGAAAGCCTGATGGCCGGGCTGAAAGACGGCCAGCTCAAGTTCGAGAAGACCGCATGGTCGGTGATGGTCGCCGACATCAACGGCACCGAAGGCCACCGCCGCGCCACAGCGATCGCCGACGCCTGCAACGCCGAAGCCGGTTTAGGCGACGGCGGCTATGTGGTGGGCACCGAGGGCAACCCCTCGAAAGTTCTCCGCGAGGACGACTTCCGGGCCACGGTGATCACCTCGACGGAAGCGGCGATGCACGACAACGCCGTCAACAACCGGCTCATTCAGAACCTGTCTGCGGGCGCCGGCGAGTGATCCTGTTCCCGATGACCCGGAAACTGGTCATCGACCACCTCCTCACGAGAAATGAACTGACCGGTATCGACGTGGTCCCGCGGATCCCCGCAAACAGGCCACCGAAGTTCATCGTGATTTCCACAGCTCCTGCGAGCGGGCCGCAACGGCGCGTTCTGTCGACACGACGAATCATCGCAGGGTGTTGGGCCGAAAAAGATTACGACGCAGGGCTGTTGTCCGAAACGGTGCGCAGCTTGATAGTCGACAGCAAGTATCACCACCTCGGTATTCGGGACGTGAACGTTATTGGG